ACCGTCACTATATGTAGACTGTCGTGTATACGTTGCTCCCATTTATCTTCTAGCTCCTGTTTGATATTCCATCTGAAACCCCCTAAGTGCGTAAGGGGCTGTTGTACCATTATCATTTACTCGTAAAGCCACTGTGAACCCTGAGCCTTCTACAGATTGTCGCAAAAGGGGCTCGGACTGTCCCCCGTATGTTGCTGTTCCGTAGACGCCTGTCCCATATACAGCAACAATGTCACTAGCTGTAAGAGAGTAAGCGGCAGGTCTTGGTGTGTCTGGGTCTTCATAATCATATCTTAAAAATAAATCTGCACTAATTGATGACTCTGGCTTGTAGCTTACGAGCACTCTGTGCATATGTTTTCTTATACCGGGGTCTCCAAAACTTATATCAGGACTTCTATATTTACCTCCTATGGCTGTACCATCAAAATCATTACCTGATTCTTGCTGATAAACATAACCTCCTTCTCCCCCATGTATAACAATAGTTCCTGTGGCACTTGTTACAGTATCAGTTGATGTGGGTCGGATGCCTTTTAGACTTGCAAACTCAAAAGCCTGTCCTCGTAGAGATGTAGTTACACCTTCAGTAACTGATTGTGCTACACCTGATTTAGTAAAAAACACTCTATACTGTGTTTTGTTTGGTATAACTAATGACCTAAATCCACTTGCTGAAGTTATGTTATCATTAAATATAGATTGCACGGGAGTGCTTATAGTACCAAGTTCAACGTCTCCAATTCTTGCTGTACCTGCAACAGTTCTTAATCCATCAGGCGCTAGAAATATTAAGTCACCTGCAAATTCCTGTATTGTTTGTCCGTTTATACATCCGATGTTTCTTGTTACAGGAGTGACAGCAAAATTACTTGATGAGGTTCCTGCTAACTTAAATATTCTATCTTGGCAAAATATAAATAAGTTTTCACGGAAAACTTTAAGACCTGTTATTGTGTCGTCTACTTTGAAACTTCCTGCGCCACTGCCTGTTGTAAAATCATCCTCGTCAAATGGCACACTAAAAACTACCTCTTGTGGAGTAGACGACATACCTGCATAGAACATGTGGTCCTTAAATACTGCTACAAATTTTGCACCTGTTACAGCAGTGCTAACTTCTCCACCTCCTCCTGAAGATACGTCTGTGGCTGCGAATGATGTATTAAATACTGTAGGCGCATTATTTCCATCTGCTACAATTAATTTATTATTGCCATCAAAGTTAAATCGTTCAAACGTGTAAACACCAGCACTGGTTCTACCACTGTCTCTTTCTGTCCAAGAGCCGCTACCTGCAGCGGCAGTAAATATCTTTTGACCTCTTGCTGCTATTATTGTATCATTAAATATACAAGAAAGCAATACTTCTTCTGTAGATGCGCTAGTTACTGGTACTATGTTAGTGTTATATTTAGTGAAACCATTTATTCTTCTATAACCACCATCAATGTCAGGCTCAAAGTTTATCAGCTCTTGTGCTTCTCCCGGTTGCATAGCGAATGTAGATTTGTTTAAAACTAAGCCTCCTTGTAGAGGAAACGCTGAGGGAGATGTTTGCGATAAATCAGGCATTACCTAACTGATTCCATAGTAAAATAATTAGAAGTTACGGAAGGATTCAACACTACAGTTGACCTAACGTACTCATACTTGTTAATTAATAAACTCTGCATATTTTTAATACCTTGTTCAAATCTAGCAAAGTTAAGCTGATATTGTTGTGTTTCTCCTCTGTACTGATAAGCAAAAGCTGTTGCTCCGTCTGTTATAACAGGAGAAAATCTATCTGGTATTGTTGGTGTGTCTGTGGATGCAGATAAGTCTGAAGCAAATGTAAAGTAATCAAACTTAAGTGCATATGTTTTGTTAGGATATGGATACAACAAATAGTTGTTATCAAGTGTTCTTACTACATGTGTAGGTACGCCCCCTGCAGTAAACTGGGCAACTTGTACACCACTAGCGTGAGATGCTGCCGTTGTACCGTTTGCACCTCTAGTAGCTCCTGTAAACTCAGTGCTAGAAGTGCCCGTATATGTTATTTGTTCATTCTCTATAAATATTGTGCCAGAAGAATCAAAGCCAGATGTGCTGGCTACTGTCACGGTTGTGGCTGATGATGACAATGTGCCATCTAGGGTTGTTGTGTCTATTTCATCTTCTTGGTCTACATATTTGTCTATGTACTCATTGTACTGCATAATACTTAGGTTGTTACCAGAAGATGCTAATGTAGAATCCTTTACAACTCTAAATGTATTATAGTCTGCAAGCTTGGCATCATTAGGTAAAGAATATCTAACTGTGCCAGGAACTAGTGTCTCTGTGTGTGTAGAGTGATTAAAAGGATAATTGAATTCTCTTTGATTAATATAACGAATAGCCTCATTTACGGCGTTTTGTGCTTGAACTTGTATGCCACGGGCTGAAGTAAATGTGGATGAAGTCAGTTGTACTTCATTCATCCTCGCCAAGACACTATTTGTTAAGCTTAAAAAAGTTGCCATACTATGCCCGTTAAGTTGGGGGCAGTTGCCCGCCCCCGGTTAATTTACGCTAATTGGTCTCTATCGACTTCATCAGCTAACTGCTTATGCTCACCATTGGTGTCAATGACACAAGCATATAGCCTTAGCTTACCTGCAGTAACATCAGCAGAACCAGCAATTAGTTTCACGTCAATAGTGTCAGTTGTTGTGACATGTTGTGTAAAAGTTGATGCGGCGCCTGTTACGACATCGTTAGCTTGTCCGTTAGAGCCCTCAGCTAGGAAACCTGCTGAAGATACGTCACCACCATCAATGATGTCATCACCTGCAGCAAAGTCAATGTCTACAGTTGGTGATGTACCATTAAAAGCTGTGAGCACTTCTGCTCCTGCGAACAGAACGAATGTGCCTGCAGGTACTTCAAGAAGTTGAAAAATGTCACCGTCTGTGCATGAGTAGTCAGTTATTTTAGAAATATCTAAAATAGCTTCTACCATTCTCATGCCAGTGCCATTTCGATTCGCTTGTAATGCAGCGATAGAGTTTGAATTTACACCTGCGGTTGCAGATGAGGTCATGTCAAAAGTTGCCATTTATCAATCCTCCCTTACGCTACGTTGTATTTAGCGGTTACAATCGCTTCAGGTCGAAGAATTTTTCTACCATAAAGGTGCATACCTCTGACAATATCAGCGAAAGAATCTGGGTCTCTATAAGACTCAGTCTTTGTGATTTGTGCAGCTGTAGCAATAGCAGAAGAGTGTCCTGCTACGATTACGCCAAAGTTTGAGTTTTGGTTTGCTGACCCTGATGTCCCAGGTCCTGTACCTACAGCAGGTAGGTTGTTGGACATGTAGATATCAAAACCATGAAGCCTACCGACAGCTAAGCCAGCTCTCAGTCCACCTGACTCACCGAAGTCTGCATTGAGAAGACGTGAGTCTTCATCCTTTAGAACTTCAACAAAAGTTGGATGTAGAACTAACCATCTACCATCTGTATCGACGAACTGTGTATCAAGCAGTCTGCCCATTCTTGCAATGACTTGCAATGGTGTAGCAGTAGCTGTAGCTTGAGCAGTTGCGCCCGGCATACGTGGTGCTAATGGGATTGAGTGGTCGCCAGCACTTGAAGTAGTGATGTTACCAAAGTCACCCTTTTTTAGCTTCATAGATGTAAGCAGTTCATCAGACCCTGCAGTTGATACAGCTTTTGACCCACTTACGGTGTCGTTAGCTGTGCCTGCTACAGCGTTGATTGTGCCTTGCTTGAAACCACTTAGATAACCAAGAACTTCTTGGTCGTGTTGGTCTCTGAGCCTATAGCCTGCTCGGTCAGATGCTAAAGATTCGAAATTGACATGGCTGTGAGCCTCTTCAATGTCGTCTACCTTAAAAGCAAAATAGTTTGCTTTATCAACGACAAGACTGAAGTCCTCGTCATCCAAGTCTTGTGGAGTAATCTGAGTGCCTCGTGCATACTCCTTAACGGTGATTTCCGGTTCCTTAATAATTTTAACCGTGTCACCATAGTTCGCAATCTCGCCGAAGTAGTCAGAGTTAGTTATTGACTCTACAACCGAGGTCTTGCGAAAAGCTTGCTGAACTTTTTGAGAGTAGATTACCGGGCTAAAATTGCCGTTTGGTAAACTACTGTGTCCAGCGGCGGTTTTAAATGCCATTGTTTTACCTCGTTAATATGATTTAAAGATTGTAGATTTTCGTACTATACAAGACCAGTTGATAAGGTGTCCTGACGGGGCTTACGCTCTGGGTAGTTTGAATTGGTGGAAAATCTATAACTTCGCTGTACTCAAAGTTTAGGATTTATAGTGTATCGTCTGCACAGCACTATTGGAGCGAGTAACCTTACGGGGTCGCTATTAATTACTATATTTTACCATAAAATAAAATAAAAGTAAATAAATTTTTATCTTGACACATCATAAATAAAATTGCCAGATTGTATAGCCTCTGCTATAGCCTTTTCGTTCTTCTCATATTCATGAGCTTTCATCTTGGCTACTTGTGATTCTCTCCATTGATTAGATTGAGAGCTTTTTGTTTTGGCTACACTAGATGTATTCTTAGCTGTCACTAAAGAAGCCG